CTTCGTTATGAAGCCGGTTGATAATATCCCACCATACTATCACGGAACGCTCGCAGAGCTTATCGAGCGTGTCGAGAGGAACTATGGCGGAGCTTTGCCTTATACGGATAGACTTCGAGATACTATCAAGTTGCTTGAAGAGCGAGGGCTTGAAACGCTTAACTATGAAGAACATATACCAATTCTTATAAATCGTAAGAAAATGCTTGAAATGTATCAAGCCGGTATACGTGGAGCGGGTCGTTCGTTATACGGAAACCTTTACAAAATTGGCGGAGTAGAAAGACTGGACGTTAAGATATTCAGCAAAGACAAAAAGCCAGCAAGTAATGCAGACTTCTTATCGACTACGGACGTGAGTTTTAGCAGTGGTAAAGTAGGCGAGGTTATAAGGTCGACCTTTACCGAGAAGAGCAGGTTTGAAAAATAAAGGAGAGTATGGGAGGACGTGGTGCAAGTAGCGGTACAAGTAAAAGTGGCAAGAAATATGGCACGGAATATACAACCCTACTAAAATCTAGCAATATAAAGTTCGTGAAATACAATGACAGCAAGTCAGCCAAAACGCCAATGGAAACTATGACGAAAGGTCGAGTGTACGTAACGGTCAAAGCAAACGGCACGGACTTAAAAGCCATAACTTACTATGACAATGACGGAAAGCGTGCTAAGCAAATCGACTTAGACCACTTCCACAATAAGAAAAAGCCTCACACACACGAAGGTTACGAACATGACGGCAAATCACGTGGTACACTAAGCAAGGAACGAGCCATAGTTGATTATGTCGAGAAGTTATGGTATAATCAAAGACGCAAGGAAAAATAGTATAGTGTGAGTACGCCGTGTTAGCGGAAGCTCCTGTTGAAATCAGGATAATTCCCTTGCAAGTAGGGACACCAGAAATGGTGTCTTTTTTAGTTGAATAAATATTTTATACAGGCAATTCCACATATAAAAAGAGTTTACATGTCGTCGCTAATGTATACAAAAAGCTCGAAAATGTTTACATTTGCCAGCAGGGAAGAGCTGGGGAAGAGCAGAAGAGCAAAACCGAACAAAAAATAACTCCAACAGAGAGCAAACCTAAAAACTGTTCATGTATAGAGCAGAGCAGGGAAGAGCTCCTATTGGGGTGGCAGTATAACACATGTGTTCAGCAGGGAAGAGCACATACAGTTAGTGATACAGTTAGTGATACAGTTAGTGATAATAAAATTATTCAAGAAAGGAGAAACAAAATGAAAGTAGTACAATTCGGCGAGTTACTCAAAGCCAACAACGCAATTAAGTTGAACGAAGAGTATATCGTCTTCAATGACTTTGAACTATATAGCTTCAAGACTGGAAAATCAAAGCGATATAAAACGCTAGAAGCACTTGTCGAGGCTAACGACTTTGTAAAGGAAATAGTAGAGAACACGGACGAGTTCGTACTGGAAGAAGGCGGAGGACGTGGTGCAGGTTCTAGTACAAATGGAAACGGAAAGAAAATGAGCTTCGGTCATGCAGACCAACGAGGCAGTGGCAAGTCCGAGAAATTACTAAACGCCGAGCTTAACTTAAATGTAGCCCAAGGCAATAGCTATGCAGACGTTCTAAAACGCTTCAAAGCAAAATATGGAAACGCAGACCGTGAGTATGGTATCGCTATCGACGACAACGGCTATGTATATAACCACATGAAAGGCGGTAAGCACTCCGTCAGCGTTCAAGCTGATAAAGGACAAACGGTTATCCATAACCACCCTAGCGGTTCTAACTTTAGTGATACAGACCTACTAAATACGGCTATGACACAAAGGAAAGGTATCGTTGCGGTGTCTTCAGCTAAAGGCGTTACAAGTGTTTACAAGTTCGAGAAGAACAACAACTTCAAAGCTAAAGAGTTTATCAAGGCGTTAAAGAAAGCTGACTGGGACGAGAGTTTGGGATACAACAAAGGTGCGGATAAGTGGTTAAAGGCAAATCAGAAGAAGTACGGCTATAAGTACAGCCATACAGGGAACTTCGCTAAGTTTTAGGAAGGAGGATAAATGGCTACCAAGAAGGACGCCAAGCCTACTAAAAAGAGGAACCAAACGGCAAAACAGTTGGCAAACCTCAAACCAGTTCAAAACAAGAAAGAAGCGAGCGAGCGTGGTAGGAAAGGTGGTATAGCGAGTGGAGTAGCAAGAAGAAATAAGAAAACCCTCAAAGAAGACCTAGAAATACTGTTAGCACGAAAGGTAACAGACCCAAAGCTCAAGAAAACGTTAGCAAGGATAGCTGGTTTAGACGAGAAAGCGGTCATAACAAACCAACAGGCAGTCGATATAGCACTGTTCGGAGCTTTACTCAAAGGTAACGTTAAAGCGTTCGAGTACATACAAGCTACACTAGAGCAAATGCCAAAGAAAGAGCAAGGTCAAGAAGAACAGACACAAAGAAGAGTGGAGATTATCTATGACTTACCAGACGACAAGAATTAGTCTTAGAAGTCTCATAGCTCCGCACTTCTGGCATACGTTCAGCTCCAAAGCTATGCACCAAATAGACAAAGGCGGACGTGGCTCAACTAAGACTTCTAAAAACGCACTCAAAATATGCTACCACTTACTCACTGAAGAAAAGTGTTCGGCTATCTGTATCAGACGATACCAAAACACTATCAGAAACTCTGTCTATAAGGAAATCAAGCGAGCCTTACGAAGACTAGGGCTTAAGGAAGGTGTCGACTTTACAGCTAACCTATCGCCTCTCGAAATCACACTGTACAACGGCAACAAGATATATTTTGCCGGTGGCGACGACTACGAGAAGATTAAAGGTATGATAGACGAGCACGCAGTTATTAAGCTGGTATGGTTCGAGGAGCTTACAGAGTTTGATAGTCCGGAAGACATAGACAATATCGTTGCGACTTTCTCACGTGGTAACGACGACTGGTTCTCTGTTCTCTATTCGTTCAACCCTCCGAAAAATAAGTTCGACTGGATAAACCAATGGGTCATAGCGAAGAAAGACGAAGGCTATCAAGTAACGGAGAGCGACTATCGCACAGTACCGCAAGAGTGGCTAGGCGATATGTTCATTAAAGAGGCGGAACGCTTAAAGCAATACGACCTCAAACGTTATAACTGGATATACCTAGGCGAGGTTATCGGTATTGAAGGTCTTATCTATAACTACGACCAAATCGGACATATCACAGAGCAGGAGATTAAAGAAAAGAACTTGCAGGTCTTATATCTGGACTTCGCAGTAGACGGCGGACACCAAACGTCAGCTACTACTTGCGGTTGCTTCGGGTATCTATCGGACGGACGCTGGGTACTCTTAGACGTATACTACTACTCTCCACAGGAGAAGCCTGTTAAGAAGGCACCTAGCGAGCTATCACGTGATATCTTCGAGTTTGAAAAGGCTATGGCTCAAAAATGGAAAGCACCAATAGACCGAGAGACGATAGATAGTGCAGAAGGTGCTATCAGAAACCAGTTCTATAAGGACTACGGAAAACGTCTTTATCCGGTAAACAAAGGCAAAGACAAACAAACACTTATCGACTATTCACAGGACTTCCTAGCAAAAGGGAAGTTCTTTGTTTTAGATACGCCAAATAACGCTATCTTCTTAGTCGAAGCACAGAACTATAAGTATAAGGAAGGGTCTATCGAGCGAGGACGACCAGAACCGGACAAGTCAGAGAAAGAGCTTAAAAATGACGGTTATTACAATACCTATACTAGAGACAGTTCGTATTACTTTGCAGACCACACGTGCGATATATTCCAATACTGGGTCAAAGATAATCTACGTAAACTGGGACTTAAAGAATAATTAAGCGAGGAAGGAGGAAAAATGAAGTTTTATGAAAGCGTCAGTAAGACGTTATCAAAGCAAGGCGTAAATACTATTAGTGGCGACATGTACGACTTTATCTCAAATTGGGAGCAGTGGTACAGAGGCAACGTAAATAGTTTTCACGTCTATAAAAGAAAAATGGCAAACGGCAAGGACAAGAAGTTCGAGCGTTTGACAATGAATATGGCAAAGAAAGTCTCCGAGGACTTGGCTAAGCTTGTCTGGACGGAGAAGACCAAGATAGCACTAGACAATGAAGAGGCAACAAATAGGCTCTGGGAAGTTCTCGACAGTAAGAAGAACAACTTTAGCGTAAATCTTCCAGAGTTTATCGAGCGTGCTATGGCACTAGGTACAGGTATGCTGGTAGAGTATACCCAAAACGACGAAACACTTATCGACTATATCGACGCCGACCTTATTATCCCATTTGAGTACAACAACTCATATATCAGTGGTGTAGCAACAGTCAGTCGCTCTATTGAAGAGACCGATAAGACTAAAGAGGTTTACTCTCTATTAACTTTGCACCGCTTCAATGGCAAAAAGTACACGAAGGAGCACCAACTTTACAAGAGTGATAGCTTAAATGACTTAGGCGAGCGTATCTCTCTTGAAGTTAAGTATCCTAACCTTGACGAGGTGGTGGAATATGACACCGAGACGCCACACTTCCAAATCTTCAGACCAAATATTGCAAACAACTTGGATAAGACAAGCCCTATGGGTATCTCTGTCTTCGCTAACCGCATAGACAACCTTAAAGCACTCGACATTAAGTACGACAGCTTTATGAACGAGTTTATTATGGGTAAGAAGCGTATTCTAGTAGACCGTACAGCAGTCAAGGGCTCTGTCGACCCAGAAACCGGAACTATTGCACAATACTTTGACGCAGACGACCCAACTTATATGGCAGTATCCGGTATGGATAATCAGCCTGTTAAGGAAATTGACTTTACCCTTAGGACAGAAGCTCATATCAAGGCTATTAACGCAGAACTCAACTATCTGTCCGCAGGTGTTGGTCTAGGTCAGAACTACTATAACTTCGACGGCGGAGCTTTAGGCAAGACCGCAACAGAGGTTATTAGTGAGAACTCCGACACCTTCAGGAGCAAGGTATCACACGAAATCATTTTGAAGGACGTACTATACGACCTAGTAAAGGTTATCTGTGAACTTGAAGGTATCACCTATCAGAACATATCTATTGTCTTTGACGATAGCGTAATTGAAGACAAGAACGCAGAAGCAAGACAAGCCCTTATCGAGTACAACGCTGGTCTTATTGACAAGGTGGCATACTTCGTAAAGGCTCACGGTATGGAAGAGCAACAAGCTATCGACTATATCGCAGGTATCGAAGCAAGGCAACCAGAACAACCAGAACCAGAAGAAGAACCAGAAGAAGAATAGGAGGTAGTCTATGTTAGACGCAGAAATCGAGGAACTGTTGAAGCCTATCCTAGAAATCTATAACGAAATCGAGACAGAGCTACTGTTAAATGTCGCCATGCGTTTTGACACGTACGAGACTATCGGTGGCTCTCTCGACTGGTACCTTAAACGCTTGCAAGATATGGGAGCTTTTACCAAAGCTAACTTGAAGATTATCGAGAAGTATTCCCCAGCTACTAAAAAAGCTATCGAGAAAATGATAAAAGGTGTTGGTTATCAAACCATGCTAACTAACGGCAAAATGAACCTAGAAACTCTTATGGCGTCCGTAGTGAACCGTCATATTATGGAGAGTATCCTAAAGGACATGGAAGCCGACATAAAGATTATCAACACCAAAGCCTTAGAGAGTGCAAATCAAGCTTATATGGATATCTTAACCAAAGGCTATATAGAAACAGCCGGAGGTATATATTCGTATCAAGAAAGTATCCAAAAAGCACTTGTTGAAATGGCAGAA